CCCAATTTCACACAAATTGGTTTTAAAAGGGGGGTACTGTTGTATTTTTGTTACACTAGGGGAAAAGGGAATTCCCTAAACGCAAGAGGATTTCCCTAAACGCATTAAAAAACATAGGACATAAGAAAATGAACAAGTTGCCACCTGAATTAAAAATCGTTAGCCCAAGTACAAACGCTGTACGCATTGATGCAATGGCAGAAACTATTGCAGACCGAATTCCACAAGCGGAATGGATGGACAACCCTGATGCGTGGGATAAGAAAAAGTTTGTTGAAGAAACTTCAGAGTTTTTGCATCAGGTTTATGGCATCAATACTTTCCAAGACCGACACGCATTGGCAATGTTGGCTGACCACATTGATATGTATGTGCAATGCAACAAGGCATTAGAAACTGAACCGTTGATTATTCAATTTAACGGTGGCAAAACATTTGGTGCAAACCCACATTTTGCGATTCGTACAGAGTGCTTGAAACGGATTATCGTGTTAATGAATGAATTAGGGTTAACCCCTAAAGGCAGATTGTCACGGGGTAAGAATTCCAATAGTGGCAGTACATCGGTTGCATCAAAACTGTTGCGTGGGGCTAAAGGATAATGGATTGGCAAGATGGCGTTTTATATGCCGTTCAGGTTGCCAAGGGTGAAATACAGGTTTGCAGAAATGTACGCCTGACCTGCCAACGGTTTTTAAATCAGATTGAAAACAAAGAATGGGGTTGGTATTTTGACCCTGATTACCCACAACATTTCTTAGATTTTGTTGGGCAGTTAAAGCACACCAAGGGTAAAGAAGCAGGCGAAAATGTGGTTTTGCAACCGTGGCAGATATTCTTGATATGTGCGATTTACGGATTTAGGGCAAAGAAAGACCACACAAAACGAATGGTGACGGATGTAATTGTATTCATTCCACGCAAGGCAGGCAAGTCAACATTAACATCCGCAATCGGTTTATACGAATTACAGTTTGGTGAAGCAGGTGCGGAAGTATTCACATTGGCAACAAACCGTGAACAGGCAACCATTGTGTTTGATTCTGCTAAAGGATTTGTAGAAACAACCACGGATGAAATCAGAAATTGGTTTGACCTAAGTAAATACGAGATTAAAAAAGCAGGTGACAGCCAAACCATGTTTAAGGCGTTAAGCCGTGACACCAAAAAAACAGGTGACGGTAAAAACCCATCATGTGTGATTATTGACGAATCAGCCCAAATCATTGACCGCAACAGTATTGAAGTTTTACATTCAGGTATGGTTGCCCGTCAGAATCCATTGCGGATTTACATAACGACTGCAAGTTTTACCCGTGACACGAAATTTTTTGAAGATATGCAAATGTTTGAAACTATGCTATCAGGCGAAGCAACTGACCAACCAAATTGGTTTGGCTTGCTATACAGCTTAGACCCACATGATGATTGGCGTGAACCTAGTAATTGGGCAAAGGCAAATCCAATGCACGGCATCACAGTATTTGAAGATGCGATTATGAAACGGGCTGAAGAAGCAAAGCACAAGCCTGCAACGCTAAACGAATTCCTATGTAAAACATTGAATATCTTTGTTTCTGCAAATACAGCGTGGGTTGACCGTGATTTGTGGGATGCACCCGAATGTGTGATTAAAGAAACCCGTGACCCTGAAGCCGTGTTCTTGGCGTTTGATTTGGCAAGTACCCGTGACTTAAACGCAGTATGTACGCTAAAGCGATATGCCGAAGATGATTATGAAGCGGAATGGAAATTCTTTTTGCCTGAAGAAAGTTTGGAGTTAATTCCAAAGCATTATCAGGACATATTCCGCAACGCAATAAATTCAGGCATATTGAAATTAACTATGGGTAATGTCATGGATGACAAAGAAATCTATGATTACATTATTAGCCAACATCAACAGTACGATTTAAAAGAAGTTGGTTATGATGCATATAACGCAGGCAACTTGGTATCACGCCTGTATGAAGCAGGTTTGCCCGTCAAGAAAGTTGGGCAGGGCATGGCGGTGTTAAGCAACCCAAGTAAATATGTGGAAAAAATGATTTTGCAAAAAGGCATCAAACATGACGGCAACCCGTTTGTTGGTTGGCAGTTAAGCAATTGCGAAGTGTACACAGATGTAAACGGAAATATTAAAATCCGTAAGAATGAAGCAGATAAATCAGCAAAAGTTGACGGCATTATTGCAATGATTACAGCGTTTCATTGTGCATTAGATAACCCGTATGTATCAAATAGTTTTGGTTTTAGGACTTTTTGATATAGAATAAGAAAAACTTGGGGGAAAACATGGGTATTTTAGATATTTTCAGTAAGAAACAAAGCGTTAATAACGAATCTAATACCCTGTTTGGTCAGACCCAATTAGGTAACAATGTCGTTTATCAAGGTGACGGTGGCAGACAAACAGTAAGCCAACAGTTGCTTTATGTAACAACATCAAGCGTTACCACCGCAGGGCGTACCGTTGATATGTCAACGCTATCACGCAATTCAACAGTAATGGCGTGTGTAAGTACCAAAGCCCGTGCATTAGCACAACTGCCAATTAAGGTAATGTATCAATTAGATGATGGCACTTATGTTGATGCCGTTAAATCATCAACGGTTGGTGCAAGAGATAAGGCAAAAGCCAAACAAGTATTAAACCTGCTAACAAACCCAAACAATTTCCAAAGTCAATATGAATTTTGGTATCAATGGTGTATGTGGCAAGATTTGGCAGGCGAAACATTTACTCTTTGGTGGCGTAAAGACCAAAAAGATGCAAACCTTACGCCAATTGAGATGTATAACCTAGATGCCACATTGATTACAGTTCAATTGACACCAAGCCGTTATCCGTCATACAGATTGACAACCCCATCATACGGTTTTAGCAAAGATGAACCATTGGCAAACTATCAAGTTATGCACATTAAAGAAATGGCATGGCAGGGTTCAGCAGGTTTTAACAAAGGTATTTTGGCAACAGAATTGGTTGGCTTAGACCAAGACATTGACCTGTACGCAAACTTTGTTATGCAGAATGGTGCAAAGCCAAGCGGTATTTTCAGTACAACACAAGTTATTCCTGATGCTAAGTACAAAGAAGTTGCCCAACGCCTGAAAGAAACATGGAACGCCATGACAGGTGGGCGTACAACTGACCAATCTAAAGCAGGTCAGGGTATGTTGCTTGACCAAGGTATGACATACACCCCTGTTGATATGTTGACTTTACAGGATGCCCAAACAGCAGAGTTAAAGACACAAACCATGAAGCGTATTTGCGGTGTGTTTGGCGTACCACCTGCAATGATTGGCATTTCTGACCAAAAGTACAACAACACACAGACAATGCTTGATGAATTCTACAAATCAACCATGTCACCGATGATTAGAAACATTCAGCAAAAGTTAAAACAGCATTTGTTTAAGGGTTACCCAAGCCTACACATTCAGTTTGATACAACTGAATTCTTAGAGGGTTCACCGTTAGACCAAATGAATTTTGCTGTTGCAGGTGTTAATGCAGGTATCTTTACGCCTAACGAAGCCCGTGAATTACTAGGTATGGCACAAGTAAACGGGGCTGATGAATTAGTATCAAAATCACAATCTAATCCACAAGGTGATGCAATTAAGGGTCAAAGCCCAACCGATACAGGTGGCGGTGGCGGTAATCAAACTAGAAAAATGAATATTGGCAAATAATGGCAATACGAATTGGTAAAAAACCCGATTTGTTAAAAGGCTATCATTGGCATCATATTTTGCCAAAACATAAAGGCGGTGATGATTCTAAAGATAATTTAGTGTTGTTATCACCTTTAGACCATGCAATTGCACACTATGTAAGATATAAATTAGATAAAAATTACTCTGATGCGTGGGCGTTTAACAGGTTAATGAATCAAGCCAAATGTGAAGGCATAAGGATTGGCAACATAAAACCCAATTTAGGTAAAAAATTTACAGCAGAAACCAACAAAAAAAAGGGTAGAAGCGGTGTATTAAATGCCATGAAAAATGAACAAGTTAAAAGATTGCATAAAAATATAATGCAAGATTTAAGCGGTAAAGGCATTTTTTCTAACTTTGGTAAAAACAATCCTTCATCAAAACAGGTGAAAATTAACAATGTAACTTTTGATTGTATTAATTCTGCATCACAACATTTTAAGGTTGGCAGAGATACAATCAGAAATTGGTTGAGTGGGGCAAGACCAAAAAAGCATCAAATTTGGCAAGCCGTTTTTGTTGATGGTGGTAAATAATGTCATTTATAGATAAAATATTTGACATTATGGGTTCACAAATTAAGAACCCTAGTGTTAAACTACCAAAAAAGCGGTTTACACCCCACAAGATAAAAGACGATAATCAAGCCATTTCTATTGGGGTAATCAATGAAGAATCTAACATTAGTATGCGAAGCACAAGTACAGTTGGGAAGAACAGCAGATGAATCTGCAACCCCAACAGGAATAATTGAAGCCCGTGCAACAACATGGGGTGCAAGAGAAGGTGCAGACGGCAGAAAGTTTTTCTACACACCTGAAGGTTTCATGGATTGGGCTGATGAATTCAGCAATTCAGGCAAACCAATGCCAATGTTCTTAAATCACAATGATATGGGTATGCCCGTTGGTCAATGGGATGAAGTCATGTTTGATGAACAAGGCATGACTGCAAAAGGCAAGCTGTATATGAATACGGCAGGCGGTTCAGACCTTTACGAAATTTTAAAAGAATCACCAATGATGTTTGGCGGTGTTTCTGTTGGTGCATACGCTGATGAATACTGTTATGTTGATAAAGAAGGTATGCCATTGACAGCAGGTAAAGAAGATGACGGTTATTTCCAAATTACTAAAGGTGGATTCCGTGAAATTTCAGTTGTTATGTATCCTAACAACCCAAATGCAGAAATACAAAAACTTGAATCATGTTTTGAAGAAGATGGTTCATTAAATCCAAGAGTTTTAGAAAAACAATTGCGTGAAGCAGGCGTTACTAAAAAAGATGCGACCACCGCATCAAGTATTTTCAAGAAAGTATTAGAAATGCGTGATGCACCTAAGAAACTTGAAGAAACACCAATTCAGGGTGAACCTGTTGCGGTGGTAACCGAAGCTGAAGAATTACTCAAGGCAATTGAATTGCGTGAGTTGACTAAGGCACTTAATAAACGCATTAAATAAGGAATCTAAAATGAAAGAAGTTATTGAAAAACTAGATTCAATTGAAGCACAACAAGTTGCTAAGATTGAAGAAGTTAAAGCCGAAGCATTTGCAAAAGCTGAAGCTGTTGAAGTATCTTTGACAGAAAAGCTAAACGCAATTGAAGCTAAACTATCAGAAGTACAAGCCCCATCAATCATCAAGGTTGAAAAAACAGTTCGTGGCGATGTGAACCGTATGGTTCGTGAATCATTGCGTGATTACATCAAGTCAGATTCTAAAGTTCAAAAAGAATTAAAAGTATTTGCTGATGAAGCACAATATCAAGCGTACATGACTGAAGCATCAGCATTGACAGGTGGCGGTGCAGGTATCGGTGGTAGAACAGCTTATGACCCTGTATTCCATGCTTTGCGTTTGGCTAACCCTATGCGTGGTTTAAGCCGTTCTGTTGCAACTGATGGTGCAACTTATCAATTCCGTGCTAAGGTTGGTAACGCAGGTGCTTCATGGGGTTATGCAATCCAAAACAACGGTAATGCAACAACTGAAAACATGAACATTTGGCAGTTGACATTGCAAGACCTTAACTGTGCTTTCCCAATCCGTACAGCATCATTGGATGACATTGATGGTTTGGAAGCCAATGTGGTTGATGACATGATGGTTGAATTCAGTCAAGCTGAAGCACTATCAATGATTCAAAACAACGACCAAACAGATTCACCAAATACATACGGTGGCACAAACGGTTTGCGTGGTTTGAATCAGTATGGCGGTGCTAACAGCACATACACAGGCGGTACAGTAAGTGCTTCTGCATTTGGTTCTTCAGGCACAGGTTCTTCATCAGGTTTACATAGCATTGCAACTTATGACCAAATCACTACAAACGGTTTTGGTTCAGCAAACAATGTTCAGTACGAAGATGTGGTTAACTTTATTTACAGCTTGCCACAAGAATATTGGACACCAACTGCAAAGTTCATGGTTAGCCCATTGATGCTTCAAGCAATCCGTGGTTTGACTGATGACCAAGGCAGACCAATCTATGTTGACGGTTTATCACGCACAGACGGTATTGTTGGTTCATTGCTAGGCTTTGATGTTGTGGTTAACAAGTATTTGGAAAACCCAACTTCAGCAGGTTCACAGGCAGGCACAAACAGCCAATATCCAATGTACTTTGGTGATTGGAATCGTTGCCACGCAATCGTTGACCGTCTAAATATGGTTCTTCGCAGATATGACCAAACACAAGTTGGTTTCATCACATTCTTTGGTGAAAAGCGTTTGGCAACATCAGTTGTTGACCCATTTGCATTAGTTCGTTATCGTTCTACTGCAACAGGTGCTTAATTAAGGATGGGGGTTAACAGCCCCCACCTTTTTTACAACTTATTATGGAAATAAACATGAAAACCAATCCAATTCTTGAAGCCGTTAAAACTGCTTTAGTTGAAGGCGAAGCAAAAGTTAATTTAAATGAAGCATCAGCACTAACAGGTTCAGGTAGCGGTGTTGGTGGGCGTGTTATTTATGACGATGCGTTTGCATCAAAGCGTGAACATAACCCATTGCGAGATGTTGCACGAAAGATTATTACAAGCGGTTCAGACGAAGCGTTTGTTGTTAAAACAGGTAACGCCACACTAATTGAAAACGGTTCAAACAACCCGTGGGGCTATCCAATCAATAACAATACAGGTTCACCAAATATTGCAACATCATTTTGGCAATTACCTGTACGCTGTATCAATGCAAGCGTACCCGTAAGAACAGCCGTGTTGTCAGATATTAACTATCTTGAAGAAACAATTGCCGAAGATTTGATGTTGGAATTTGCCCAACAAGAAGCATTGTCAATGATGTTTAACAATGACCAATCAGGTTCAACAACTGTTAACTATGGTGCAACAAGTGGTTTGCGTGGTTTAAATAGCTATGCAGGTTCTACATCATCAGCATCATTTGGTACAAGCGGTTCAGCCATTACTAACGGTTTGCACACAGTATTGCAAGTACAGCAAGCATCAGCAACAGCAGTTACTTATGATGACTTGGCTAATTTGCAAGGTGCTTTGCCATCACAGTATTTATACAAAGAAACAACATCATGGATGATGCACCCAAGCACAATTCAGGCGTTGCGTAAACTAAAGGCATCAACAACAGCCAATAACTTCTTGGAAGTTGGTAGCGAAGATGGCGGTGCGGTAATTTATATCTTTGGTCACCGTGTTATTCCAAACCCTTACATGGATGTTGCAGGCAACGGTAAGTATCCTGTTTATCTTGGTGAGTGGGACAGATTCTTTACTATCGCTGACAATGAAGAAATGTCAATTAAATTGACTGAACAAACATCAGTTGGTTTCATTACTTTCTATGCTGAAAAGCGTGTATGTTCAACAATTCGTGATGTATTTGCAGGTGTGCGTTTAGTTGGTGTTGCTTAATTAAAGGTTAAATCATGGCAAGCGATTATTTAGGTATTGCCCCAAACCTTACACAAAACCGCAATCCGTTCAACTATGAAAAGGTTGAACAAATTGGCAGGGATTTTGTAACGGCATGGTTGACACTTGACCAAATCACCAATCAGTTAAACCTGTTTGAAGATGAAAGCCAAGATGCCTACCTGCAAGGGTTAGAAATTGCGACACGCATGGCAATTGAAGATTATTTGGGAATGGCAATATTCCCAACGCAATACCGTGTGTTTTATGGCAACCCTGCTGTTGCAGGCACGGCATTAACTTTGGATTTGCCTGAAACAACGCAGAATCAAACAGGTCAAGTTGGCGTAACTATCAATTCCGTTAAGTTTTGGAATGGTGATATTCCGTCAGTATTGCAAACTTTGGCATCATCAAGTTATCAGTACGATTCAACAGGCAACAAGATTATCTTAAATTCAATGCCGTCAACGATTAGTACGCAGGTTTCTAATCCGTTGGTAGTTGAGTACACAACAGCCCGTTCACCGTTGGCAAACTACCCTGTAATTCAACAGGCAGGTTTGTTGCTATTAACACATTTGTATAACAATCGTTCAAACAGTAATGAACGCATCATGCACGAAATACCGTTTGGCGTTGCCCAATTGCTTAGACCATATAAACCATTGGTGATGTAATGGGCATCGTTAGATACGAAAATACAACAATTAATGAAGTAACCAACGGGGTTGATACTTTTGGCGAGTACACAACGACTGAAACGCCTTTGTTTACATCAAGGGCATTGGTTCATGATGTATCAAATGCGGTAAGGATTTCTGAAAAATACCGTGTTTATCAAGACTTGGTTAATTTGACTTTTAACTATACGCCTAACATTAAGCGTATAGTTGACCATCAAAACGAATACAGCATTACTTGGCGTGGCAATAATTGGCGTGTGACGGATGTGCGTGAAAGCAATGACCGCATGAAAATCACATTATTGTGTTACAGAAATGACCCTGAAACGACAGTATGAGTACACAACAGAATCCGTCAGTTTACGCACAATGTATTCAATATCAGTTATCTGAAATTGTTGACCCGATACCCGTGTACGCTAATTTCAATAGGAATTGGGCAACACAACCGCAGTTTTTGACATGGCAGTTGCGTAATGTGCATCAGCCTGTTTATACGGGGCAAGACAAAAATAACAAGGGTATTGACAGACCCGTGTTTCAAATCAATGTTTTTTCAAAAGATATGGACACGGCTTTTAATTTAAGCAATACCATATTACAATCATTACATGGTTATTCAGGAATGTTTGGCAACCCTGCCACAAACGGTTTTTGGTTAGCCAAAGCGGATGTAGATTGGTTATACAATACTTATGACAATGAAATTAAGTTGCATCAAATAATACTTGATTGTCAGCTTGATGTTCTAACTTAACAAGACAGAATCTTTTAAATCTTTTTATAGGAATATTCAAAATGGCACTTATTAATAAAGTATTAGCAGGTTATACAGCAACCCTTTGGATGCAAGACGATGTAACCCCAACACCTTTAACTGATGCACAATTGTCAACATGGACAGGTCAGGTTGCTAACATTGTTGGTACAACCGCAGGCGGTGCAGGTACAGCAGGCATGGCAGTACCCGTTGAAGCTATCCCTGCCTTTGGTGCTGACGATGCTGTTGCAAGCTATTCAGTAGCAGGTGCAAGAACAGGTGCAAAGATTACTACACAAAATCAAGTAACTTCAATGAACATTACTTGTGCTTGGAATCCTGCCGACCCTGCAATGTTGCAAATCCGTGATGACGGCTATGGTGGCGTAAATGTACGCACCTATGTTGTTGCTGTTTATGACGGTACAGACACAGTTGCTTATGCGTTTAACGCTATGGTTGGCGGTATGCAATGGGATATGTCACCATCAGCAGAGGGCAAATTTATGTTCACATTGCACCCTGTTGGCGGTAACTCATACGGTTGGTCAACAAACTCTTAATTAAATAGCCCCCGAAAGGGGGTTTTACACGATATGACACAAATAAATAATTCAAACGACCTATTAAATTTCATTGTTACCCATGCCAATTCAGGCGTTAAAAATTGGTTTGGGTTTCAACAACAGCGTATTGCAGGTATTCATACAGCGTATGAAATTGCCAAACTACACGCAGACAAAATGACACCTGAAGAAGTGGCGGACTATGCTTACAAGCTAAACAACGCCATTTACAACAAACTTGTTAAGGGTGAGTAATGTCATCGGTAAGATGGAAGTTAGAAGGGGCACAAGAATTAAAAGATGTGCTTGCCGAATTATCTAACGATTTTGGTGAAAAAGACCAAAAGAAAATTTTACAGCGTGGCGTTAGGGAAGCATTTAAACCTGTTTTAAGTACAGCCAAATCTTTAGTACCAACCGATACAGGTGCGTTAAGGGCATCATTGCGTATTGAAGCAAGAAAGCCAACAAAGCGTGATAAAAACTCAAAGTATGTAAATGAAAAAGATGCGGTTATTGCAACAGTAACAACTGCACCAAGTAGAGTATTGGCAAAGACAAAGTTTCACAATTTAAAGAACACAAAAAGTAACATCAAGCAGGTTGGTATTCAAAGTGATGCCCGTGCAATTGCTATGGAGTTGGGAACGGCAAATGTACCGTCAAAACCTTATTTACGACCTGCACTAGAAAGTCAGGCAACAGCAGTTATTGATGATTTGGCTGAAACATTGAGAACAGCTTTAAATAAATACAAAGCACGAAACACAAAAGGAAAATAAGACATGAACAGTTTAGCTAATGCACTAGGTAAAGATTTTGTTAAAAAGAAAGAATCTGTACGGGTTCGTTCTTTTGAATTGGGCGGTCACACATTTAAAGTTAAAGTGCCGTTGACCGTAGAATTTGAAATCATGCAAGAACGCATGAAAACGGTTGATGAAGAAAAGATTGAAAAGTATTACCAAGATATAACAAAAGAATTACAAAAAGATAACAATATTGAAGGTATTGTATTTACTGATGATGATATTCTTGTTGATAACAGGTCAATGAGAGAAACCGCAAAGAATAAAGCCATTGCAGAACAACGCATTACAGAGTTTTTTAAACTGCTAGTGCCTGAAGAAGATGGGTTTGACATGAACACCATTACATACGAAATGATTGAAGAATTATTCCCATTCCCAATTCAAATGCAGATAATGGAAGAAATCAGCCGTGTTGTATCAATTCAGTACGAGGTGCAAAAGGGAAAATAACAGGGTCAGTACGCAGGCAGGTTAAGGCGTATTTAACCGCAAATGGTACTGACCCTTATTCAGTTGATGAAGAAACATTTAGCGATATATGTATTATGTATGCTGATGGGGTAATTGGTAACAAAGGTTTGCTAGAAGTGCTTGGCTGTTTGACGGGGGCGGTTTACAATTACATGAGGTCAGGTAATCAAATGGCGTACAAATTACAAGACATAATACCGAAAGCATACGACTACATTTATCCACCGTTATCTGCTGAAGAAAAGGCAAGACAGGTTAGTGAATCATTGAAGCAATTTATGAAGATTGCCCCCAATGCCCCACAAAACCTATTTGAAGGGAAATAAAAATGGCAATGTTAGCAAGGTTGGGCGTTGTACTAGGTTTGGATTCTGCTGAATTCCAAAAGGGCATTGCCGATGCTAACCGTAAAATTGACCAAATCTCTGCACAAATGCCAAAGTTTGCCACCATTGCAGGCGTGGCATTTGCAGGTGCAACATACAAAGCATTGCAATACGCTGATGCAGTTGCAGACACAGCCGTTGCCAATGACTTAGCAGTTGAATCAGTATTAGCATTAAGTTCAGCACTTCAACAAAACGGTGGTAAAGCTGACATGGCAGGCAGACTGTTATCAAGTTTTACTAACAAAGTTGATGAAGCATCAAATGGTTCATTGCAAGCCCAACAAGCGTTTGCCAAAATTGGCGTATCTTTAAACGATATTGCAAAACTTAATCAACAAGATTTGCTAGATAAAACAATTAGTGCTTTAGCTGAAATTGATGACCCAATTAGGCGTAATGCTTTAGCTATGGAAATGTTTGGTAAAGCATCAAAAGGCGTTGATTGGCGTGAGATGGCAAACGGTTCAAAAGAAAGCAGAAAAGAATTTGAACAGTATGCACAAGCAATTAGGCAAGCAGGAGAATTGACTGACAAATTAGAAAAGACAACGAATAAATTTGTATTGGAATTTACAAAAAATGCGTTGCCTGCATTAAATGAAATGTTTGATGCGTTAGCAAAAAATGAAGGTGTTATGAAATTGTTTATGGGTGGCATTAAGGTTGCCACAGAAACCATTGCAATTTTAGTTAAATACACATCAACAGTTGTTGTTGCCTTGATTGAAGATTTCAAGTTTTTAGGCAGAACAATGTCTAATGTGTTTAGTGGTAATTTCAAAGAAATTGAAAAAGACTACAAAGAACACAAAGAAAAAATGCAAAAGATGGTTGCGGAAGATGAAGAATTCGCAAGAAAAATACTAAGCGGTGAAATATACGAAACCAAAAAAATGACAAACACCCCGTTTGGTGGGCGTGATGTTAAAGAAGCAAAAGACCCTGAAGCTGAAAAAGCTAAGAAACTTGCCGAGAGTTTGGAAAAAGCCAAACAAATTACTAATGAGTTTGAGAAACAACAAGAATCAAATTTACAGCAGGCAAAACTAAGGGCTGAATTAAACGGTTTAGCAACAAAAGAAAAGCAAATTGCCGAAGCTGTTTTAAAGGTTAGGGAAGAAACTTCAAATCAGTTAGCACAAATTGACCTAAAAATTATTGATGCAACCATTCAAGGTGAAAACGAAATGGTTGAAGTGTTGCGTAAGGTTAGGGAAGAAGTTGAATTAAGCGGTGAATCATTTGCTATTTTGACCGAAGAACAAACAAGAAGAATTCAAGAAACACAAAACACATTTGAATTTGGATGGAATAAAGCGTTCAGACAGTTTGCTGAAGATGCACAAGATAGTGCAACATTGGCAGGCAATATGTTTAGCAGTATTACATCAAACATGAATTCTGCTATTGATAATTTTGTACGCAATGGCAAAGCATCATTTAAAGATTTCACTAAATCAGTTATTCAAGACCTTATTGCTATCCAATTAAAGTCACAAGCCATGAAAATGTTTAGCGGTTTGGGAAGTATATTTAGTGGTGGTATGGGCGGTTCACCTGTTCAATTGGGCGGTGAAATGGCATATATCGGACCTGCATTTGCCGATGGTGGTGAACCACCCGTGGGCGTACCGTCATTAGTTGGTGAACGGGGTGCAGAATTATTTATTCCTAAACAAGCAGGAACAATTATTCCTAATCATCAGTTATCTAATGTATTGGGTAATGGTACAACTATTAACTACAATGCCCCTGTTGTAGAAAACTTATCAGCAATTGATACCCAATCAGGTATGCAATTCTTGATGAAAAACAAAGAATCAATTTGGTCAGCCAATCAATCCGCAAGCCGTAGTTTGCCTGCAAGTAGGTAATATATGTCATTAAATCAAATACTAGCAATTAGCGAATCAGTAGGCATCAATGACCAAAGGTTTGTTGGTCAAATGATTAGCCGTAACCAAAGAATTAGTACATCAGAAATATTGACTGTTGTACCTTTTGCATTTGAGATGAAGCCAATGCAATACTTGTATTACAGCAGAAACCGTGCATTGTTAAATTCATTGCGTATTCCTGACAAAGCCCTTGAACAGTACCTAAACTTTGGTGCAACAGGTTGGAAGAATTACATTGAATATCAGGGTGACATGACAGGTGCAGAAATTGATGCTTGTGAATGGCAAACATCAAGTGCAAATAAAACATTGGTATTAGGTTCATTGCCAACTATGGGTTCAGGTGAATACATTGTTCGTGCAGGTGATTTTTGCCAAGTAGGGCGTTATGCTTATATTGCAACTGCTGATGTTTTGCGTGGGTCAGGTTCAACTGTAAACATTCCTGTTCACCGCAACTTAATCACAACATTAACAAGCCCTGTTGGTGCAGTTATTGGTGAGTTTGGAACAACTGTTTCATTAGGTGGCGATACATACACAGGCGTTACATTCCCTGTTATATTGCGTGAATACCCAACATATACACTAACCCCAATTACTAATGATTCATTTATTAATTGGTCAGGTTCGTTTCAAGCATTTGAAAGCGTGTTATGAACATTATTACGCCTGTTGATAATACAAATAACATCAGATACGCTGACTTTGTGCGTGTTACAACGCCATCAGCAGTTTACCGATTTGCGACAACGCCAAGTGCATTAACAATTCCTGCTGTTGATTCACAGCCATTTAACGCAGTTGGTCAGCTTATTAAGGTTGGCGATGCCCAACGAGATATTAAATCAACGGCTAACGAAACCACATTTACATTGGTTGGTATTGACACAGCAATGTTAGGTTTTGTGTTGGGTCAAGAAGTTAAAGGTTCACAGATTGAAGCGTGGCATGGTTTTTTTAATACTAATGGCGAATTAATTACATCAGGCGGTACAGGCGGTTTGTATCAATTCTTTAATGGTTATATCAATTCATTTACCATTAATGAACAATGGATGGAAGAAGCAAGAGAATTTTTTGGCGTTATTACGGTTTCAGCATCATCAATTCAGTTGATTCTTAAAAACCGTACCGCAGGCAGATACACCAACGATAATTCTTGGCAATTTTTTAATAATGGCGATACAAGCATGAACCGTGTGGCGTTTGTATCAACAATCAACTATTACTTTGGTAAGGGTGCAAGCCCTAATAGCTAATGATTAGAACAGCGACAAAATACGATAAAACACAAATAATAGAAATGATGCAGTTGTTCAGGGCTGAAAGCCATATAGAACAATACAAAGACTTAGATAATGTTGAATATTGGAATCAGTTGTTAGACAACATTTTGGCAGGTCAAGGCATTATTTATATTGAAGATAATGTGGGTTTGATTATGGGTTTAATAGTACCTACAATTTGGTGTAACAAAACATTGGCGTTACATGAATTGGCGTGGTATGTGAAACCTGAATACAGAAACACAACAACAGGTTACAGGCTGTTAAAAGCGTATGTTGAATATGGCAAGCAATTAAAAGCACAAGACAGAATAAAAATGTTCACAATAACAAAAATGGTGACAAGCCCCGATATAAAATACGGCAAGTTTGGATTTACCAAATTAGATGAAAATTGGGTACAGTAATGTTTAAATTTATAGTTGCTTTTTTAAGCCTGTTCACAGTATCAACATATGCCTTTTCAGCAGGCACTATTATTGCGACTTCATTACTTGTTGGTTATTCAGCAACAGCAATTGCAGTTACCGCTTTTGCAATCAACATGGTAATTTCTGCTGTAATTTCAAAAGCATTTTTTAGCCCAAATCAATCTGCAGGCGGGTTAGCAGGTTCATCACCTGATGTTGGTAACCGTCAACAAATTCCACCTGCAACAGATAACAAACTGCCTGTTGTATATGGTGAAGCGTGGGTTGGCGGTACGATTATTGATTTAAGCATTAGCGAAAATAACCAAGAATTGTATTATGTATTAGCCCTTGCTGAAGTTACAGGCAATGGCGGTGACACAATTACATTTGGAGATGCTTATTGGGGTGGCAAAAAAGTAACATTTAGACCTGATGGATATACCGTTGCATCATTAACTGATGAATCTTCAGGCGTTGTTGATACAACTGTTGATGGAAAACTTCAATTTTATTTTTACAATAATGGTTCATTTAGCCCTACAAATTCAACGCAATCTGCTATTACCGTAATGCAAACAAGCGGTTTGATTTATACATGGGATAGCACAAAAGAAATGACCAATACGGCATTTGTGATTATTCATTTGACATATTCACAAACTGCTAACATTCGTGGTATTGAACAAACAAGATTTCAATTAACAAACAGCCGTTCAAACACAGGCGATGTTTTTTATGACTATTTGACCAATGAAGTTTATGGCGGTGCTATACCCGTAAATCAAATTGACATAACAAGTTTGACTGCATTAACAACTTACAGCAATCAAGACTTTACTTATACAGGTAATGAAGGCGGTACATTTGTACAACCAAGATTTAAATTTAATGGCGTAATTGATACTAAGCGTTCAATTATGGATAACTTACAGGATATGGCAAGTTGTTGTGATTGTTTGTTAAAGTACAATGAAATTACTGCTAAATGGGGCGTTATTGTTCAACAACCAACATATACGGTTGCAATGGACTTGAATGACAGCAACATGGTTTCTGCTATTAGCATTAGCCCAATTGATTTAGCAGGTTCATACAATATTATTGAATGTAAATTCCCTGATAATTCAGTACAAGATACATTTAATACGGCAACATTTGATTTGGCTGAAATTGCACCAAGTTTGTTATTCCCTAATGAACCCGTCAATAAAATGTCAGTTAGTTTGCCATTGGTCAATAATGATGTACAAGCCCAATATATTGCAACAAGATTACTGAAATCAGCCCGTGAAGATTTGCAAGTTCAAGTAAGTATTAACTATGTTGGTATTCAACTTGAAGCAGGTGACATTGTTACATTAACAAGCCCTAACTATGGGTGGACAGCAAAGCCATTCAGGGTAAATAAGATTGTTGAACAGTTTGCCGATGACGGTGCTGTAATTGCAAAATTAACATTATCAGAATTTAACGCAACTGTTTATGATGATGTGGCAATCACACAATTCCAAACTGCACTAAACACAGGTATTAGTGACCCAACATTCTTTGGTACTGTACCTGCACCTGTTGTAACTGCACAATATCCCACAAATACAAACCCATTATTTTTAGTGCAAGCAACAACATCAAGTTCAGGAATCACGCAATATGCTGAAATTTGGTATTCAGCATTTAGCAACCCAACGGCTGACCAACGCATATTTGCAGGCACAACAGAAATACAATCAAGCGGTAATCCGTACAGCATTAATACGGCTATGCCACCTGTATCACTTGCCAACATACCATCAGGTAATTGGTATTTCTTTAGCCGTATGGTTAACAGTTTGGCAAGTTCATCATTTAGCCCTGCAAGCACAGTTTTAGCATGGCGACCAAGCACATTTCAATTTACTGAAAGATATTTGGCTGTTGCTTATGCTGATGACATTACAGGTTCAGGTTTTAGCTTAGAACCTACAAACAAAGAATTTTACGGTTTAATAAATCAATCAGGTACAGGTGTTAGCCTGACACCATCAGATTACACTTGGTATCCTGCTGAACCTAATTTTGGCACAACATTCTATTTAGCATACGCTAACCGCACAAGCCGTAAGTTTAGTTTTGGTTTAGGTACAGCAGTTGTTGCAGGCGGTAACGGTGCATTTGTACCAAGTAATGCGTTACTGTTTGACCCTTCAATATGGTCAGCGTTGCCATTAGGCACAAACACAATTGACCTTGATAAGCGTACAGGTCAGCTAACAGAAACGGGTACAACATCAGTTGGTGATGGTTCAGGCGAATTAGCCATTACAAACAACCCTGATGGAAAGATTGTTGCCCAATTAAAACCATACTTAGATTTTGGTGGAAGCCCTACATTTACAGGTGCGGTTGCCAATTTAACTGTTGATATTTATGGGCGTGTTGTTGGATTTGAACCACCTGATGCGTTTTACTTTACTAAGCAATCATTTACAGCAACATCAGGTCAAACAGCGTTTAGCGTTACACGGGCATCAGGATATATTACTGACCAATGTTGGGTATTTCAAAATGGCTGTTTACTTGACGAATCAGAATATACCGATTCATTGACTACTGTAACTTTGGGGACAGGGGCGGTAAGTGGTGACATTATTACTGTAATTTCATTTAAATCAGAAAATGATAGCACGGGTGTATATCCATCGTTTACAAGAAATACTGTTGATTTAACTGATGCCACATCATATACTGCATCAGGGTTTACCCTAACAAGTGGTTATGAGTTTATTTTTATCAATGGTACAGTTCTTAATGAGTTGGATTACAACATTACTGACCAAACCATTTCAGATTTTCCAAGTAACATGACGGGTAAAATGACCATCATTCAATGGTCACCTGACAATCTTGGGCAACCTAACGGATTCCCAAACAACATTGTTGCGTTTACAGTTGTTGGTCAAACGGTTTATAGTTATTCTTATGATGTAAATGCGTTTAATTTGTATAGTAATGGTGTGATATTATTACAGGGAACGGACTATACAACGGCAACAGGCACTTATCAGTTGGCAATTTCACCTGATACAACATCAACCGTAATGGTTCAACAAACTTTTGCTAGAACAGGGGCAGTCTAATGACACAAGCGTTTAATTTAAGCCAATTAGCTAACAATTTAAATACATCAGGTCAACTTGATGCGACAGACGGTTTAACGGGGGCTGTACCTGTTGCCAATGGTGGTACAGGTCAATCATCATTAACAGCTAATGCTGTTCTTTTAGGTAATGGAACAAGCGGTGTACAAGCTGTTGCACCAAGTACATCAGGTAATTTATTAGTTTCAAATGGCACAACTTGGGTATCTCAAGCACCGTCAGGTGGTGGTGTAACTTCACTTAACGGTCAAACAGGTGCAATTACTAATACAAATATATATTCAATTGGTATGTATGTATGTGGCAGACCGCAAAATACAACTGTATATAATGTAAATGATACGGTGGCAGGAAGTATTTTATATAGTACTTGTCCATCAAGGGGTATTTGGAACGCTACCGATGGAAATTGGTCATCAGGTGCAGGTCAAACATTGGTAAATACGGGCACTTGGAGATGTGTTTCTCCATCAACACAACCATTTACAGGACAATATAACGCAGGTATTTTTGTTCGCATAAGCTAAAAGGAAAATAAAATGAATTATAGTCAAGTAAAAAATCCTGTATGGGCTAACGAACAGCATACAGTAATTAATTGTGATGTTGATTTTGATGATTTGTCAGAAGAATTTGTACCATTTACTGCAAATCCTTTGGACACTTCAAATCCTGCAAGTAAAGAAATTTTTGATGCTTGTGTTGCAGGTCAGTATGGCAATATTGCAGAATATATGCCACCGACACCTTATATTCCAACGGCTGAAGATAATAAAGAATTAGCAAAACAACTTTTATTGGAAACAGATTGGACAACAATTTCTGATGTTGCTGACCCTGCTTTATCAAATCCTTATTTAATGAATCAGGCAGACTTTTTTGCTTATCGTTCAGCATTAAGACAAATTGCGGTTTATCCAACAGCAGGTGAAATTGTTTTTCCAACAAAACCACAAGAACAATGGAGTTCTTGATACAATATCTAAAACAAAACAATACATGATGCGTACCCCGTGAGTGCATGGGGTAATTAACCAAGAACAGGGGCTATCATGGCAGTATTTAGTAAAAACACGCTGACACAGGTTAGCGGATTTGACAATCCAATCATCGCAGGTGAATTGGTATATGACCAACAAACCTATTGGAATCTGCAAATTACTGCCGAAGATGGCACACCTGTTAATTTGACAGGTGCAACTATTGATGCCCAAATCATCCGTAGGACATTAACTAATGTGCAAGATACCCGTTATGGTTTATCTTTTGACATTAGTAACTACACGCCAACACCTACTGCAATCCCATTAACAATCACAAACCGTGACAATGCCACAGGTGCATTTACATTGTTAATTGATTCTGATGCTTGGGGTTTGGTAACAAGTGATGACCAAATGGCTATTAACTCAGTTAATGGTGCAGGTTTTTCAGGGCGTATTAAAATCAGCTTCCCAACATCAGGTTCAACCCCTGCTGAAGATAACATTATTTTCCTACTTTTCTTAGTGCGTTCAGACGGTATTGTTAAGGTTTAATCATGGCAAATCTAAATGTTACCGTTACAGACGGAAATAATATTAATGTTGAAGTTGTGCCACAGGCACGACAAACAATTCAAGTAAACCGTGGCGTTGGTGGTGCTAGTGGCACATCAGGATATTCAGGCTTTAGCGGATATTCAGGTTACTCAGGTGCGACAGGTGTTGGCACATCAGGTTTATCAGGTTATAGCGGTCAATCAGGTTACTCAGGATTTAGTGGGATTTCAGGTTTTAGTGGTTGGTCAGGCATTTCAGGTTTTAGCGGTGTATCAGGCACAAGCGGATATAGCGGATACTCAGGTATTGGCACAAGCGGATTCTCAGGTTATTCAGGTATCTCAGGATATAGCGGTGCAGTTGGCGAATCAGGTTTTAGCGGTGCAAGCGGATTTTCAGGTATTTCAGGATTTAGTGGCACATCAGGATTTAGTGGTATTTCAGGATACTCAGGAATCTCAGGCTTTAGTGGTATTTCAGGCTTTAGCGGTCAGTCAGGCTTTAGCGGATACTCAGGTTCAGGTATAAGCGGTTACTCAGGCTTTAGTGGTTATAGCGGTCAACAAGGTACAAGCATCACCATTAAAGGTGAGGTTGCAACAGTTGGTGATTTGCCACCAACAGGTAATCAGGTTAATGATGCGTATATTGTTACTGAAGATGGCAACCTATGGGTTTGGAATGGTTCAGCATGGTTTGATGCAGGACAAATTGTTGGTGCATCAGGGGCAAGCGGTTTAAGCGGATTCTCAGGCTATTCAGGCATAAGCGGATACTCAGGCATTTCAGGCTTTAGTGGTTGGTCAGGCATTAGCGGTTATAGCGGTGCATCAGGAATATCAGGTGCTTCAGGTATAAGCGGTTTTAGTGGTTTAGATGGTCAATCAGGCACAAGCGGATTTTCAGGTTATTCAGGCATAAGTGGATTCTCAGGATATTCAGGTTCAGGCGTTAGCGGATTCTCAGGTTACTCAGGAATCTCAGGGTTTAGCGGTGCATCAGGGGCTAGTGGATTTAGTGGAATTTCAGGCTATTCAGGTTTTAGTGGTATCTCAGGTCAAAATGGTCAATCAGGTTTTAGTGGCACATCAGGCTTTAGCGGATATTCAGGCGTTAATGGTGCATCAGGTACATCGGGTTATTCAGGCTATTCAGGAAGTGGCATAAGCGGTTTTTCAGGTTTTAGTGGTGCAAGCGGTTATAGCGGAATTTCAGGATTTAGCGGTGCTTCAGGTATTAGTGGATTTAGCGGATATAGTGGTGCGGTAGGTGCAGGTGGGGCAATTGGTAATTACGGTTCATTCTTTGATACAACCGACCAAACAGGTTCAGTTACACCGCAAGCAGTTAATATTAACAGCACATCATCAGCGACAGGCATTAGCATTTCAAGCGGTTCAAGAATTGTTATTGCAAACACAGGTACATACAAACTAACTTATTCAATTCAACTTGTTAATACTGATAATGCAATTCATTATGCAGATATTTGGTTGAAATATAACGGTTCAAATTATCCTGACAGCAACACAAGATTCTTTATTCCTGCCCGTAAAGATGCAGGTGATTATGGTTATGCTGTTGCAACAGTTGATTTTATTGGTGTATCAGTAAATCCAAATGATTATGTTGAATTGTATTGGACTACTGACAGCACACAAGTTTCATTGGAAACAATCCCTGCCTATGATGGCGTACCTTTAACACCATCAGTTATTGCTAACATTTCACAAGTAATGTACACACAATCAGGATATTCAGGCACATCAGGATATTCAGGTTTTAGTGGCATTTCAGGATTTAGCGGTCAATCAGGATTTAGCGGTATTAGCGGTTACTCAGGTTCAGGAATATCAGGCTATTCAGGATTTAGTGGCATTAGTGGTTACTCAGGATTTAGTGGCATTTCAGGATTTAGCGGAATAAGCGGATTCTCAGGCACTAATGGTACAAACGGTGCTTCAGGAATTAGCGGATATTCAGGCTATTCAGGTTTTAGCGGTGCGGTTGGTGCTTCAGGCACAAGTGGCTTTAGTGGTTATAGCGGTAATGCAACAAGCATGGTGTTTGATTCATTTACTGCAACTGCATCACAGACAACATTTACAACAAGTGTTAGCTATGTATCAGGTAAAATAATGGTATTCTGCAACGGTGTTGAAATGGTTTCAGGTGCAGGCGGTGATGTAACTACAACAAGCGGTACACAAGTTGTATTTGCAACAGGTTTGGCAAGTGGTACAAGAGTGGAGTTAGTATATCCAAGAACATAACATAAGAGAAAACATGACAGAATACGAAAAATATATATATGAATTAACCAACAACTATGAACGGGCTGTTTTTCTAAAGGGTGACAATGTACACGCTAGGGAAACAACCCGTTATCAATGGGCAAACCAAAATGTTTTGGGCAACAAGATATTAGAAATTGGCTGTTCATCAGGTTACGGTATTCAATTCTTACCTAGAAATATTGATTACACAGGGATTGATTACGATTCCAAAATTATTGATATTGCTAAATTGCAAAATTGGCGTGATGATGCCAAGTTTTTTCACGCAGACATTAACACTTTTCCGTTAGAACAATACGACACAATCATTGCGTTTGAAGTGATTGAACATTTAGATAATGGTTTGGAAATTGTTGAAAAGTTGAAGAAGCATTGCAAGCGTTTATTAATCACAGTACCGCACAATGAACCTAAAGGCTTTTGGGGTGAACATCATAAACTGCATGGTTTAAATGAATCAAACTTCCCGTCATTTGATTTTAATTACATCAATATGCACGGTCACATTACAGATTCAATGATGCCCGTTTCAGAAAGCAATCCTGCAAACTTAATGATTTGCAAGTGGGATAAAAAAGAAACCATATTGTGTTCAGTTGCAACACGGGGCAGATACCATTCTACATTGCCAATGGTTGTACAAGCCATTCTGAATCAAACAAGGTTGCCTGATAAGTTAGTTATATTTGATGACAATGATGAACCTGAAGATTTGCGTAAAGACTTTTTGTATCAACATTTATTCCATATTCTTGATGTAAAAGGTATTAGATGGGAATGGGTATTTGCAGGTAAAAAAGGTCAGCATCACATACATCAGTTAGCAAACACATCAGGTTACGATTGGGTTTGGCGTGTTGACGATGATGCAATACCTGAACCAAATGTATTAGAAATATTGGCAAGTCATACTGCTGATGATGTTGGGGCAATTGGTAGTTCAGTTATAACGCCACCGCTAAACACACAATATCTAAATTCATCAGGATTAATAACAAACATTGAGATTGAACCTAATATTCAATGGGGGCTAATCAAAGACAAAAAGCAGGTAGAACATTTGTATTGTTCATTCCTATACCGTGCAGGGGTACATGATTACAACCTTGGTTTATCAAGGGTTGCCCATCGTGAAGAAACACTTTTTTCATACGGATTGCATTTAAAAGGTTATAAGTTGTTTGTTGTACCTAATGCAATTACATGGCATTTAAAAAATCCGCAGGGTGGCATAAGAAGTGAAACCAATGCACAACTGTATGAACGAGATGAACAGATATTTAGAAATGTTATTAACTTTAAAAGCAAGAAGATTGTTGTGTTGAATTGTGGGATGGGTGACCATGTTGTGTTTAGCAAGATATTGCCTGAAATAGAAAACGCTGAAGTGTTTGGTTGCTATCCTGAAATCATCCCATGCAGACCTATTGCGGAAGCACAAGCGTTGTTTGGCGATATTGAACAGTTCAACATATATAAAAAGATGATTGAATGGGATTGGAAAGACAGTTTGGCAAACGCATTTAGAAAGATGTACTTATGATTCTAATTAGCCCGTATTCTAAAAAATTAGTCAACGGTAACCGCAACCCAAAGAATTACCCTTATTGGAAAGAATTGATTGGTTTGATTGATGAACCTATTGTGCAGGTAGGCATTGACGGTGAAGAACAGTTGGTTGATGATTTCCGCAAGAATCTAAGTTTGAATGAGTTGGGCAAGCTAATTGATGACTGCCGTACATGGATTTCATGCGACAGCTTTATGCAACACTTTGGATGGTCAAGGGGCAAAAAAGGTATTGTTTTATGGTCAGTATCAGACCCTAACATTTACGGACACCCTGAAAATATCAACCTTTTAAAAGACCGCAGTTACTTAGCTAAGAATCAGTTTCTTTGGTGGGATTTTGTGGAATATAACGCTGAAGCATTTGTATCACCTGAAGAAGTGTTTTACAATTTGCAAAACAAAATTCCAACAAAATAAGATTCCGTCAATTTAACTTATTAGGCAATCATGGAATGGCAAACACTTATTAATATTGGTGCAGGTAGCGTACTAGCGGTGATTGGGTGGTTTGCCCGTGAATTGTGGGATGCAGTTAATGTAATGAAAAAAGATTTACATAAACTTGAAGTCAGAATTGCAAAAGAATATACAACGCATCAAGACATGAACGCTAGGTTTGATAAGCTAGAGGGCATACTTGAACGAATCTTTGACAAAATTGATACAAAGGCTGACAAATAATGTTACCCATTACGGCTTTACTTGATGTAGGAATGAAGGTGTTAGACAAGTTCATTCCTGACCCTGAAGCCAAGGCAAAAGCCCAAGCAGAGTTGTTAAAGATGCAACAAGAGGGCAGATTGGCTGAATTAAACGCTGACAACATTGAAGCCCAAGAAGTAAGTAAGCGTTGGGATGCTGATATGGGGTCAGATTCATGGCTAAGTAAAAATGTACGCCCAATGACACTTGTTGCGTTGTTGGTTGCATATTTTATATTTGCCACGGCATCAGCATTTGGCATTGAAGTAAAGCAAGCGTATGTTGAATTGTTAGGTCAAATGATTATGCTAATCGTATCAGCCTATTTTGGCGGTAGAACGCTAGAAAAAATCATGGATAAACGCAATGCAAATAAGCCCTAATTTCACACTAGCTGAAGCAACATATTCTGAAACTGCAATTCGTTTAGGTATCAACAATCAGCCTAATGAACAGCAGTTAGAAAACATGAAGATTTCTGCACAAGGCATGGAAGCCGTCAGAAAGATACTTGGCAAGCCCATCAGGATTAACTCATGGTTACGCCTGCCTGAAGTCAATGTGGCGGTTGGTGGAAGCCGTCAATCAAGTCACATGGATGGTTGGGCTATTGATTTTACTTGTGCAGGTTTTGGTGACCCTTATGCGGTATGCAAAGCCATTCAAGAATCAGACATTCAATTAGACCAGTGCATACATGAATTTGGGCGATGGACACACATTTCATTTGCCCCACAAATGCGGAATCAGTTTCTTACAATCTTCAGACCGCAAAACAAGTATGTGGCAGGAATCTTGACCGCAGACGAATACGCCAAATCAGCATAAACCCCGAAAGGGGTTTTGTTGTTTTTACGCAACACTTAAAATATTTTTATTTATTTGTTGTACTTTTGTGTGATTCGTGTATAGTTCTATTCATGCAGTAAATTTTATTAACCAAACACAAGGAATTACAAACATGATGAAATTAGGCACACAAACAGGTTCTTTAGTAAATCACATTTACAGCCGTACTTCAAACCCTGAAGATATTGTTGTTGGCATGGGTGCAACAATTTGTTTATGGTCAGACCGTCACGCTGTAACAATCGTTGAAATTGGCAAAGGTTATTTAGTTACCCAAGCTGACACAGTAACCCGTATTGACAAAAACGGTATGTCAGAAAGCCAAGAATACGAATACACACCAAACCCTAACGGTTCATTGGAATATTGGAAGTTAGACAAAAACGGTAAGTATCGTCAAGCCCACAAAAACCAAAACGGCAGATTAGTATTCAATAACCACAGCAGTCACCTTGCTATTGGATACCGTGAAGAATATTACGATTTTAGTTTTTGACCACGGGGGCGAAAGCCCCCATTAACCACAAGGAATCACAAATGAATATCAAACAAGACGATTTAGTAAAATTGATTGGGCATGATGACAAAGTATTTCAAGTTGTTATGACTAGCGAATCAGGCAATCTAATGTTAGTCAAACACATGACCAATGAATTATGGTCAGCCCATGTTGATGATGTATCAGAAACCAACCCAACAATTAACTAAGACAGCCCCCGAAAGGGGGTTTGTTGTTTTTATGCAACATAGGGAATGTACCTATAAATAATTGTTGTACTTTTGTGTGATTGCTGTATAGTTATATCCATGCAGTAAATTTATTAACAAGTAATTACAAGGGGTAACAAAATGGAAATTAAAGAAATCATTGAACAAGCCAAAGCAGTTGCAAACCAAGAAGCAACTAAATTTTTCAACGAAAAATTAAATGGCGAAGATAAGTTTGCCTGTGGTTTTGCATGGGTAAACATTTACGGTATTCGTGCTAATTCTAAAGTGGGCAAAGAATTGACAGCCCTTGGCATCAAAAAAGAATACGGTGAAAAATCATATAAATTGTGGAATCCAAGCGGTTTAAATGTACAAAACATTGACACTAAAGAAGTAGGTGCAATGGCTTGTGCTAAGTTTTTAGAACAGCATGGGTTTCGTGCTTATGCAGGTAGCAGATTAGATTAAACAATGGGGGCATTGCCCCTGTTGTATTTTTGTGTGATTAAAGTATAGTTATATTTACCAACAATTTTTAACAAGGAATTACAACAATGCAAAAACGATTTAACAAAAATAATGTGATTGACCACATTCATCACAGATTGACCCAACTAGAACAACAATGGGGTTTTAAATCTGATAACGGTTACGACCAAGTTAAAAATGCAGATTTCCAAAAAGTTATGGCATACGGTCAGTATGAAGCATTACTAGATATGTATGACGATGTTGCACACGGCAATTTAAGGGGCTAATCATGACTGACATTCTTAAAGGCGTATTTCTAGGTATTTGTTTCTTTGTTATCCCATTAACAGTTTGGGTTATCCGTACAGGGGGTTTATGATGCGTGACCATTATGATGACCCGTTGACATGGGAAGAAGAACGCCAATTTCTTGAAGATGCAATTGTTAAACAAGAACGCATGACATACGGTGTACGCAATCAATTCAGCATCACACCGTTTGAATCAAATGACCTTGGCGATAAGGTTTATCAATATAGCGGTGAATTGCTAACAGCGTTCATTAACAACGATAACGAAACCATTTTACGCATCATGCGTAACTTATGTACTGCTGAAATGGATTCATTACACGACCTGATTTACGGATGAAATACAAGGTAATTGATGAAGATGGTTTGGCAATACGGTTATTTGCCACCAAATCTGAATCTGTTGCGTTTTTACAGTCAGGTTGGTCAATTAGCCGTATGCCAATAAAACGCAAGCCAACAGCGTTTGAATTAGTTGGCAATTGTTTATTTTAGGACACAAGATGGATTACAAGAAATTACGCAGTATTGATGTATCACCGTACATTGAACAGAAAGGCAAGCTAAGTTATGTTTCATGGGCTAACAGCCTTGACCTTTTGTTGCAACATGACCCAATGGCAACTTGGGTATTCCATGATGTTATTTACTATGCAGAAACCGCAATGGTTGGCGTTACATTGAACGCATTTGGCAAATCAATACAGATGCAACTGCCTGTACTAACAAACAACAACCAACCCGTTAAAAACCCAAATGCTTTTGATATTAATCGTGGGCAGATGCGTTGCTTGACCAAAGCAATATCAGCAGGTACGGGAATTGGATTGGTACAGCTTTACGCAGGCGATGACCTGCCACCTGATGCGGATGACATACAAGATTGGTTAGATGCCATGAAATTGTGTGTAACCCTTGACGAATTGCAACGGGTATATGCCCAAGCGTTTACGGCAACCAAGAAAGATAAAGAAGCAAACAAATTATTAACCAAAGCAAAAGACGAAAGAAAGGCAGAATTAAATGAAACAAACTGATTACAACGACTTTGCAGACAAATGGATTTTGTTAAGCAGGGAAGTTAAAGAAATGCACAATCATTCATTGAAATCTGATTGGCAAAAAGCAAGCGAATCTGCCAAGGTTTGTGCTGAATTGGCAACTGAATTAAAAACAATTTTTGAGGGATATTACACAAAATGACACAACAGATTGAACAGGGAACGCAAGAGTGGCATCAGCTAAGACTAGGCAAAGTGACCGCATCACGCATTTCTGATGTATTGGCAAAGGTCAAGTCAGGCGAATCTGCAAGCCGTAGAAACTACAAAATGGAATTGGTAGTTGAACGCCTAACAGGTTTAAAGACTGAATCCTATACATCACCTGCAATGCAATGGGGTATTGATAACGAGGGAATTGCACGAAGTACCTATGAAATACAAAACAATGTATTAGTTGACCAAGTGCCATTCATCAATCACTACAACATTAAAAATGCAGGTTGTTCACCTGACGGTTTGGTGGGTACTTTAGGGATGGTTGAAATCAAGTGCATGACAACAGCCAATCATGTGGAAGCAATCCTAAACAATACGCCCCCGTCACAGTACATTGCCCAATGCCAATTTCAAATGGCGTGTGCAGGCAGGTTGTGGAATGACTTGACATTGTTTGACCCAAGACTGCCTGACATACTGCAACTAAAGGTATTCAGAATTGAACGGGATGACATATTCATTAAAGCAATGGAAGAAGAAGTTATACAGTTTTTAAAAGAAGTTGACGAAATTACTAACAAACTAAAGGGAAATTAAGATGGCTATTAGATACGATGCAATTGCAAAAAACGGTACTTACACTAAAGACGGTGTTGAGAAAAACAAATGGGTAAAGGTTGGCGTTGTTGTTGACACCAAGAATGGCGGTTTAGCCCTAAAGATTGAACAACTACCTGTACCGTTTGACGGTTGGTTGCAATTGGCAGAACCAAAGGCAAAAGAACAAGCCCCAACACAAGAGTACGCACAAGCCCCATCACAATCACCAAGCGATGACATACCTTTTTAAGATAGGACATAAACATGAAAAAGACACTAGCAGGACTTTTACTAGCAATGACCGCAACACTTGTTTACGCTAACTGCACAAGTAATACGGTATTTTTACCTGACGGCAGAATGATGATTTGTCAAACTTGCTGTTATTCAGGCAACTGTACGACTACTTGTTTTTAAATAACGGGGGAAAGTGGACTACCGACATGAGTACCCCACCTAACAAAGCACAATATGACTTACAACTACAATTTTGAATCATCACTAAGCAGACAACGCATCACAGAAATACTTAGATTGTGTGATGGCAACCCAACTAATGTATTCCAATTAGCTGACCACCTAAACTTATCACTTGATTGTGCTAGGGCATTTTTAAGGCATTTGTTGGTTAGGCGTATGGTTTACATTTGCGACTTTAGAATCAATAACAAAAGTTTGGTCAGGTACTATTTGACAGGCGATAAAGAAAGCGTACAGATTGATGACTATGTAAAGTCAACTGAATCTGAACGAAAGGCAAGAAAAGCAAGGGCTGACAAATTAAGATATGCCCGTAAACAGCAAGAAAAATATGGCAAAGATGTTGTAATTAAATCACGCAATGTCAAGACAGTTAAAGTTGTGCCTGACGAAATTAAACCCGATATTCATTCAGCATGGATGTTTAACCCAAAATGTTAATAACAATCTTGATGGTATTTTTGATAGGCGTTGGGGCAATTGGTTTGTTAGTTATTGCCCTGATATTCGCACTTTGGTACATGGAGAATAAACAATGACTGTAAACGCAGAAACAAAAGCACAATGGAAAATATGGGGCATTGCCTTTTTGATTGGTACAACAGTTGGTATGTTTACCCAACAACAAATATTTATCCAATCCCTAAAAAAAGATTGTGAAATTTTAGGGTTATTCAGAATTGGTGAAACAGCTTATCATTGCAAGCCAATAACAAAATGACACACTTTATAGGATTCAACCCAATGATATGCCCTTATTGTTTGCGTGACGAAGATGTTGCGTACAAAACAGTTACAAAAGAAACAAGAAACTTTTTAGATGATGAAGGTGACCCGATTGTTGAACGCAGGCATCAATGCCC